AACATATTACATTAATTAATAAAAGAGAACAAAGAGAAACAGAAATAAGAACAGCAAAGGCACCTTCAGTATCAGAGGAAACCGGCGATGCTATATTAGATGATAAATCAGGTGTTGATTACGAAGGAGCAACATGGGACGAACCTCACCCAAGAGGAGCAGAAACATTAGAATATTTTGATCCACAAACTGATGAGGAATATCAGGCCGGCCCAGACTTTGAAAAACATAATTCTGTTTATCCATTTAATAGAGTTAAAGAAACAGAATCAGGACATGTATTTGAAGTAGATGATACACCACAAAATGGAAGGATTCATGAGTATCATAATGCAGGCACATTTAGAGAAGTACAAAGAGACGGAACAACAGTAACAAAAATTGTTGGAGACAAATATGAGATAATAGCAGGTAGTGAAAATGTTGTTATAAGGGGTGCAGCAAATGTTACAATAGCAGGTGATTGTAAGATGTTAGTAAAGGGTGATAAATATGAGGAAATAGAAGGTAATCACTTTATATCTGTATTAGGAGATAGAATTACAAAAATTAATGGTAATGATATACGATCAGTTATTACAGACGTTACTGAACAAATTAATGGCAACAGAACAGTAAGGGTTACAGGAGATGACACAGAAACAGTTGAAGGTAAACAAAGTGAAACAATTGGTAAGGAAAAATCAGTAACTGTTACAGGTAATTTATTACAAACTTATTCATCTAATCATACTTCTAATGTAGCAGGATTTAGAATGGATGAGGTAATAGGAAATAGAACTATGGTAACTGGAGGTAATATACAATCAGGTGCTGGAGGAACAAGTTTATTCTCTTCTAAAGGAGACCAAGAATTAAAAACAGAAGGTAACCAGAAGGTTAACATAACAGGAACATTAACAGAAGTTGCAGGCGGAGCTGTTAGTGAAACATATGGTGCCACACAAACAACAGCAGCTACCGGTGCAGTTACAATTACCGGTTCAACTATTGACTTAAACTAGGAGTAAAGATGCCAGCAGTAACAAGAGTAGGAGATAAGCACGTAGGACATTCAAGTCCCACACCTAATCCTTTCCATCAGGGTGCATACAGTTCTGGTTCAAGTAATGTAAATGCAAATGGAAAGGCAGTTATAAGAGTAGACGACCCTGTAGATTGTGGAGATAAAGCATCTGCAGGTAGTGGTACAGTAAATGTAAATGGTAAACCTATACACAGAGTAGGTGATGCTACAGCAGGACATGGTTCTTGGGTAGCAAATGCTTCTGATGAAGGTTCACCAAATGTAAACGCGGGAGGATAAAATGAGTTGCGGACCAGCAGAAAAAATGAGAGCAATGGCAGATGAGATAGATGCCTTAAATAAAAAAGCAGAAGATGCAGTAAACGCTGCTATAGGAGACAAACTAGGCGCGTTACAACAGGAAGCACAAGATAAAATTAATGGTATTATGTCTAAAGTAGAGGGTATGATACCTTCTATTGGTATTCCAAAAGCTTCTACCAACAGTATAACAGATTTAGAAAACATTGCCAAACTTATTATGTTAGGTAAACTAGCAGAGCCACAAGTTGAAGCAGCAATAAAAAAGTTTAAATCTTCTTTCGGTGGAGATATAGACATAGACAACTTAGCAGATAGATTAAGAATGGGGTCTTTAGCAATAGATCAAATTTGTAAAGCAATCCCAAATTTAGAAACAGACGGTGTGCAGGTTACAGTTAGAGGAACACCAACTTCATTTCCAGAAGTAGATGCTGTTGCATTATTAAAGGGTGGAGACTTGCCTGAATATAAAAAACCTAAATTACAGTATGATATTACAAAAAGAACAAAGGAGGCAACAGATTCTTTCTTAAAAGTTAAAATGCCTCGAATAAAAATAGGACCAGGACACCTATAATGGTATAAATACTTATATGGCAGATTTAAAGAAAAAAGTATCAAGAATATACAAAGATTTTGACATGTCTTTTAATGTTAATGCAACTACCGGCGACCTAATGAAAAAGTTAGATGATAATGCCGTTAAGCAATCTATAAAGAACTTATTAATGACAGAAAGATATGAGAGGCCATTTCAACCAGAAATAGGTTCAGGCATTTATACAATGTTATTTGAACCAATGGATTTGTTAGTAGCACAATCTTTAAAAAAACAAATTCATAATATGATTACAAACTTTGAACCAAGGGTTGAAATAAGAGAAATACAAGTTAATCCAATATATGATCAAAACTTTTATGGAATAACTCTTAGATACAAAATTTTAGGTGTAAATGAACCACAGGAACTGCAAACAAAATTAACAAGGTTAAGGTAAAGAGATGGCACAGTTAAACGTAACAGAATTAGATTTTGATCAAATCAAATCAAACTTAAAAACATATTTAAAATCACAAACAGAATTTTCAGATTATAATTTTGAAGGTTCTTCTTTTGCAGTTTTAATAGATTTATTAGCATACAATACACATTATAATGGTGTGTTGGCAAGTATGTTAGCAAACGAATCATTTTTAGATTCGGCAGTTAAAAGAGAGTCAGTAGCATCATTAGCAAAGGCAATAGGTTATACACCTAGGTCTAATAGAAGTCCTACTGGAAAAGTAGACTTAACAATTACACCCTCATCAGGATATACAAGTACAAACCTAACTTTACCTAGGGGCACAACTTTTACATCTACATTTGATGGTGTTACATATCAATTTTATCCAAAAGAAGATATTACTGTATCAAAATCAGTGGTAAGTAGTGTTGGTGTTTTTGTTTTTAGTGATTTAGAACTAAAAGAAGGAATACGAGTAACAAACCAATTTACAGTACAAACAGCAAATCCACAAGGTCCTTATGTTATACCTAATAAAAGAATAGACACTACAACGATGAGAGTAAGAGTACAAACTTCTTTGTCTGATACAACACTAACAACATGGAACGTAGCAGAAAAGTTTTTAGATATAAAAAATGATACAAAGGCATGGTGGTTAGAAGAGGGAGCAGATGGACTATACCAACTAAGATTTGGTGATGGTGTAATAGGACAAAAATTAACCGTTGATAATGTAATTATTGTAGATTATATTGCTACTAAAGGTGATGATGCAAATGGTTGTAAAACTTGGTCAATGAGTTCTACAGTAACAGGATCAGGCGAAACAAGTTCATTAACAACCGTTGCTAATGCTTCATCAGGAGCTAATAAAGAATCTATAGATAGTATTAGATTTAATGCACCAAGAGTTAATGCTACAAGAGATAGAGCAGTAACATCAAAAGATTACCAATCATTAATATTAGCAAGCAATCCAAACATACAATCTGTTGCAGTATGGGGTGGAGAGAAAAATGACCCACCTATATATGGTAAAGTGTTTATATCACTTAATCCTGTTACAGGTTATTCAATAACAACACAAGACCAAGACAATATTTTAAACTCTATTATTAATCCTAAAACACCTGTAGCGATTCAACCAGAATTCGTAGACCCAGAATTTGTTTATATAGGATTAAAAATTAATGCAGTATATGATCCTAAAGTTACAACATTATCTCAAGGACAAATTAAGTCTGCTATAAACTCTTCTGTTAGTGAATACTTTGATCAAAACTTAAACAAACTTAATAAAAGTTTTTATATTTCAAGAATACATGATCTAATAATTTCAGATTCAGACTCAATTATATCAGTCAATATAGAACCTTACTTACAGAAAAGATTAGATCTTACTTTAAATTCTCCTTTTGCTTATGAGGCAAAATTTAATACTAAAGTACAACCAAGAGAATTAAAGAGTTCATATTTTGATGTAGAACTATCAGGGAATACACATAAAGTTTATTTAAATGATACACCAGCATCAACAGTAGTTGCACCTAATTATAGTGGAACAGGAACAGTAAATTTTGTAGACACAGATGGAACCACAATAGTAGGAGCAGCAGGATCAATTGATTATGATTCAGGCACAGTTTCATTAAATTCAATGACAATTAAAGCATTATATGGCACAGACAAAAAATTAAAATTAAGAATCAAACCACATGATTCATATAAAGACATTACAACAGATGCTCTTATAAGAACATCAGACACATCAACAGCAGCAGTAGTAGCAAAACCATCTAGAAATACGGTATTAACTTTAGATGATAGCGCTTCAAGTTCAACAACTAATACTGATGTAGGAGTTGATATTATAGTAACA